CCCCGGTGCTGTTCTTTGTACGTGTCAAACGTACCGTGACTAAATAGCCACACTCTCTCGAGTTTTGACAATATTGCAAGCCATCCTATAATCGCTGAAACAGCGAGTCGCAATCATAGTTGGTAACCAATACAATATTCCTTTCTTTAGCTAAATGTCCAAGTGAGGAATCGGACAGAGGGACAAGTTTTACATCATTCCAGGATATGGGTGGTTTAACGCCTCACCCCGGCGGGAATTTTTAACGTCATTCCAAGACGGGGCTAGATAATTGTCCTAATCGCTCTGCGGAATGTCGAACAAATCGAGGAACTGATCCTCAAGATATGTTTTCTTCCATTTCTCACATTGCTCTGCGAACGAAACAGAGAGCATGGGACAACCGTGAGAAATATTAGCGCGGGTAGCAACGGTTTGCATCTCAGCTCTTCGAGCTTCATAGATTGTCTTACCGTGGTAGAACCACTCACGCAGAGCTGTATCAATATTTTGCATACACTGTTGTTCCACAGTGACTGCGCTAGACTTGAGCACACAATGCAAACTCTTGAAAATGGACTTTTCATCCAGGGCTCCAAAGTATCCACCTAATTCAGGTAAATACTTATTGTGTCGTTTCAGAAAGTCGGCGGTCTCATCTGTTAAGAAGGGGATTGGGTTCGTACCCTTATCTGGCATGGTAAATACAATGTCATAAGCAGCGAAATAGTCAGCTACTGTGACATGATTAAAATTCTCCACGCCGGATCTCACAGACCCCTTAACATCGTCACCATAAGTGGTCATGGCACAATCCGATTGAAAAGTTCTCGGACTGGACACCAAACCATGATAGGCACAACGCATCATGAGGCTGTTACAAACAGAATTAATATACACAGTCAAATTATGACCCGATGGGTTACTCCCGAACAATTGCACGAGATCCCCATTGAAGGCCATAAGAGGGTAGCACACATCAGTGGCCACACCTTCCATGACTGTTACATCATTTGGACCAT